ACTCGTTCGGCCACGTATGGCCGGAGGACGGCGCGGTCGTCGAGATCGACGACCCCGAGCAGATCGCCGCACTCATGGCGATCACGGACGCTGGCTTCAGCGAGGTGTCCCCGTCCGGCAAGAAGACCGCCAAGCCCGAACCGGAGTCCGAGGACCAGGGCGACGAGCAGGCCGAGTTCTCCGAGGTCGACCCGAAGAACGAGGACTCCGAGGCGCCCAAGCCCGCGGCGAAGAAGACGGCGGCCCGCAAGACGACCGCCAGCAAGCCGGAGTAGCCGATGGCCGCGGACTCCCCAGTCCCGCTCGCATCCTCCGCGGACATGCAGGACGGGCAGTTCGCGGACCTCGTGCGCGACTACAGTTCGGGCGCCCTGGACCAGCTGATGGTCGAGGCCACGCGGGTATGCGAAGGCATTGCCGGCCGCCGCCTCGCGCCGTTCACGGGCGTTCCGGAGACCCACCGGGCGACTGGTATCGACCCTGACGAGTACACGGAGGCGGCGAACTTCCCCCTGGACCTGCAGGGGACGCTGGGCCGGTCATACTCCAACGCTCTCGGCGGCGGCGACCAAGTCCGGCACGCGTGGCTGAACGAGTTCGCTCCCAGGTACCCCGAGATGTGGACCTACGCGAACTTGCAGGTCACGCTCCTGCGGTCCTATGGCGGCTCACAGACCGTGGGCTCGACCAGCCTGATCGGCGCTGAACCGGACTCCGGTCACATCTGGTTCACGCTCGGCACGTTCCTGCCGCTCGGCTCACTGATCCGGGTCATGTATGACGGCGGCTACACCACAGTGCCGGCTGATCTGGAGCGGGCCTGCAAGCTCCAAGCGTCTGTGCTGGTGCTCGGCGAAATCGACCCGGCCGGAGCCAGGTTCGGGCATGACCCGGGCGCGCTCCGGACGCAGGCCGAGGAAATCCTCTGCCGCTACCAGCCCACCTGATCGGAGGCGAGCGGTGAGTACAGCGGACGCCGTGGCCCGGGAGACGGCATGGCTGAGCGCCTACAGCGCGGCGGATGGCCTGCCGGGGCTTCTGACAGTCAACGGCGGCCCGTTCGACGTGGTGCAGGCATATGTACCCCGGACCGGAGCGCAGCGGCAGTCGCGGCTGTACGTGACGCGCACGCAGTTGCGGGTGGAGCGGTTCGGATTCAACCGCAAGATCAACCATCACTCGTTCATGCTGCGCCTGTACTGGCCGCAGACCTCGCCGTCCGGCCAGGCCGAGTCGGTGCAGGCCGACTTCGATGCCGCGGTCGATCTAGTCGTGCAGCGCATCAATGGCCTGTTCGGCGACAAGACCCACGGCGCCCGCTTCTTGTCGGTCGCCGAGGACCCGATGGCTATCGACGTGCAGTTCGCCGACCCCGAGCAGTCGATCCAGGCGCGCGCCGAACTGACAGCCACGATCACCTACCAGGCGGACGACCAGGACTACACCTCCTGACCCCGCTCGCACGCCAGGCCCCTGCAGAGGGGCCTTTCTCATGCCCACCTTCAACGCGGGAGCCCACTGTGCGCCAGCGCAACGACACCGGCTCGGCCTGGACGTTCATGGGCGATCCGCCCGTCCGGGTACTGCCCGGCGAGACCGCCGAACACCCTGTACTCCTCGACGGCTGGACCGCCGTGGACAACGAGCCCGAGGCGAAGACCGACGAGGTCGCCCCGAAGACCCCTAGCAGGAAGCGCGCCGCCGCGGCGGACACCGACACGAAGGATGGAGGTGAGCCGCAGTGACCCTGCTCGGACGGCTCGCATATGTGGGCCTCGCCAAGGAAGCCACCCAGGGCACGTGGCTCACGCCCACGTACTACCTGCCTTGCACGAAGCTCGACTTCGAGATCCACTACGACCAGCTGCAGGACGTGTCGTACCGCAACAACGACTCCAACCTGCAGGGCCTTTACCAGGGCGCTGGCGACTCGACCGTGGACCTGGAGTTCAACGCCTACCCCGACTCTGTCGGCTACGCCCTGCGGATCATCGGCCCGGACACGGTCACTCCGGGCGTGACGACGACGCTGTCGGCGTCGACGATCGCTGGCGCCACGTCGATCAGCGTGGCGGGGTCGATCCCGGCCGCATCCACCATCATGATCGACACGGGCACCAAGGTGGAGTACGCCACCACCGGCACCCCCACCGGCTCGGGCCCGTACACCATCCCGATCGTCACCCCGGCGACCGGGCTGACGTTCGCCCACACCTCTGCCGTTGCTGTGGTCAGCCAGACCACGCACACGTTCAAGCAGAACGCCGCAGTCGCGAAGCCCACCTACTCCCTGACGCAGCACAACGCGTTCGAGGCGTGGGGCTACCCCGGCTGCATGCTCTCCGACGTGCAGCTCAAGGTCGACCCCAAGGGGATCTGCACGGTCAACGCCAAGTACACCGGCTGGATCGGCGCCATCCAAAGCGCGACCCCGACGTTCTCCGAGCCGCCGCCGTTCCTCGGCTGGCAGTTCGCCATGACCAACGCGGGCGCCAGCAGCACCCGCGGCCTGACCTACGACCTCACACTGAAGCGCCCCGTCGAGGCCATCCACGCCAGCAACGGCAGCCAACAGCCGCGCGAAGTCTTCTCGGGGGTCCTGGACGCGGACATCGCCTACAAGGCGATCTACGAGAGCGACGCGGACTACAACCTGTACCTCCAGGCCCTGCAGAACAACCCGACAAGCATGGTGCTCAGCCAGCCTGTCGGAGCCGGCGTGGACGCGGGCGGCTCGTCGCTGACCATCACGACCACCCAGGGCGGCTGGTCGAAGGGCAAGGTCGATGTCAGCGGCACTCACGTCGTCGCGGACTTCGACGTCAACGGTGTCTACAACGCGACCGACACCGGCAGCGTGCAGGCCGTCCTGAAGAACTTCGTGACTGCCGCCTTCTAGTGATCAACTCCCCGGCCGTGCCCGCGCGTGAGGGCGTCGCGGCACGGCCGGGGTTCCACGCCCTCAACGCCCTCACGCACAAGGAGAATCCCTCATGTCCGGCTACACCAACCCCTACGTCCTGCTGACCTTCCCCGAGCTCGGAGACGACGTCTCCGTTCTGATGAAGAACCCGCAGCTGCTGCCCCCAGCCGACCTCACCCCCGAGGACGTTCCGGTCGACGACGACGGCAAGCCGCTCGACAACCAGGCCGCCAACGACGCGGGCTACAAAATGATGGCCGGGATCATCGTCGCCTGGAAGGTGTACGAGGCGTTCAACCCGGCGGACACGCTCGACATCGATCCGGACGCCGACCCCGCCACCCTGTACGAGTCCCTGTCGGCCGGTGCCCCCGTCCGGATTGGGAAGGTCACGCCGGAGAACGTCGGCCGCCTCCCGATGGTGGTCCTCAAGCGCATCATGGAGGAGATCAGCCGCGTCGCGGACCCTCAGTAGGGCCCGGGAGCCCCTACTACGAAGATGTTCTCCTGCCGGTCGAGTCCATCATCGAAGGCACCTGGAGCGGCAAGGAGCCAGCACCGCCCGAGTGGGCGGACTTCGCGCTGATGCGGCGCATGCACTGGTCGTGGGAGCAGCTCCAGGCAACCCCGATGTATGTGCGTCGGTACACGCTCGACTTCCTCGGCATGATCAGCGAGCAAGAGGAACGCGAGATGGAACGCGAACGCCGCAAGGCCGAACGGCAATCTCGGGGGTGAGCCACAGTGGTCGAACTCCGGCCCGGCCTGTTCACGGAACTCTTCGCCGAGATCAACCGGGACGCGCAGGTGAAATCGCGGACGTTCCTCACGCGTCTTGCACTCGCCGTCGAGCGGCAGGCGAAGGTCAACGCGTCGTCGGGGTCGCACCGGCGGAACACGCCCACGCCGGCGAGCCCGGGTTCAGGGCCGGCGGTCATCTCCGGGACGCTGCGCCGCTCGCTCACCCACTCGCCGATCGTGTTCACGGGCGGTGGCTGGGAGACGAAGGTCGGTACCGGTGTCGGGATGACCCCGCCGTATGGCCGTACCCCGTCCAGCAAGTACGGCTTCTACCTCGAAACCGGGCTGAAGAACGGGGCCACCTATCCGTTCCTGAAGCCCGCGTTCGACTTCGGGGTGAGGATCGTCGCCCCGCAGCTGTACCAGGCCATATACCGCCCCGGATGGCCGCGCGTCTGACCAGCAGTACGTAACCGCTCCGTTGATCCAGTGAGGGGCGGTGGTCCGCGTGGCCGAGGTCGCCGATTTGTTCGTCTTGCTCCGCGCAGAGACTGCGCCGTTCGCTCGGGGCATGAGCGAAGCCGCCGCCCGCGGGGAGTCGTTCACCGCCAAGATGGGCGGCGTCGGCGCCATGATGACCAAGGTCGGGAAGGCCACCACCCTCGTCGGTATCGGTGTGGCCGCCGTCTCGGTGAAGATGGCGGCCGACTTCCAGACCGCGACGGTCCAGCTGGTCACCTCGGCCGGCGAAACGAACGACAAGCTCCAGATGGTCCGCAAGGGCCTGCTGGACATGGCCGGGCAGGTCGGCGTCAAGGCGACAGACCTGGCCAAGGCCATGTACTACGTCGAGGCTGCGGGCTATCACGCAGGCGACGGCCTGACCGTGCTGAAGGCTGCGGCCCAGGGCGCGACGGCCGAGGGCGCGAACACGACGACGGTCGGCAAGGCGTTGACGGATGTCCTGAAGGACTACCACCTGAAAGCGTCGGCGGCGGGCGACATCACCTCCAAGATGGTCACCGCCGTGGCGCACGGCAAGGTCAACTTGCAGGACTTCTCCGCCGCGTTCGCCAACATCGTCCCCGCCGCGTCGGCGGCCGGGATCAGCTTCAACGATGTCGGCGCGGCGCTGGCCACGATGACGAACCACGGCTTCACCGCGCAGCGGGGCAGCATGAACCTGGCGCAGGCCCTGCGCAGCCTCCTCAACCCGACGAAGCCCATGACGAAGGCGTTTGACCAGTTCGGGGTGTCGGCGGCGACGCTGAAGGCCAAGCTGCACGGCCCCAACGGTCTGACGGACGCGATGGAGTATCTGTCGACGAAGGCGACGAAGGCGGGCAAAGAGGGGACACCCGAGTTCGCTGCAGCGCTCAAGCGGCTCATGGGCACCGCGTCGGGCGCGAACGCTGCGCTGACGACGACCGGCGAGAACTTCAAAGACACCAGCGCCACGATCAAGGCGATGGCCGGGTCGACGACCGACGCCCAAGGCAAGGTCAAAGGCTTCGCTGAGGTTCAGACGACCCTCAACCAGCGTGTGAAGCAGCTGAAGGCCGGTTTCGACAGTCTGCTGATCCAGCTCGGAACCAAGTTGATCCCCATCGTTACGGCTGCGATCGGGTTCTTTACCCAGCACAAGGCTGCGACTGAGGCTCTCGCTGTCGCGATCGGAGTGGTTCTCGCCGGGTCGGTGCTCAAGTTCATCAGTGGTGCGCTGACGCCGTTCGTGTCCGCGATCGGCGGCATCGGCAAGGCGGTCGGCAAGATCCCGTGGAGCCGTATCGGTTCCGGGGCGTCGTCCGCGTTCGAAACGATGCGCCTGAGGGGCATGTACGCGTGGGATGGCGTGAAGTCCGGGGCGCGTACTGCGGGCTCGGCAGTCGCATCGTTCGGGCGGTCGGTGGCAACCGCGACAGCGACGGCTGGCCGCGCGGCGTGGACGGGCATGGTCTCCGGGATCCAGGCCGTAGGCGCGGCCATGAAGACCGCTGCCTTGGCGACGTGGTCCTTCACGAAGTCGATGGCGGCGTCGGCACTGACAGCCATCCGCACCGCGGCGGCATGGGTGGCGGAGAAGGTCGCACTGGTGGCCAGCACGATTGCGGAGAAAGCCGCCGCGATTGCGCAGTGGGCGCTGGATGCGGCGATGGACGCGAACCCGATCATGCTGGTGGTGTTGGCGTTGGCCGCGCTCGTCGGCGCGATCATCTACGCGTACACGCATTTCACCTGGTTCCGCACCGGTGTGCAGGCAGCCTGGTCGGCGATCGTGACTGCCGCGCAGTGGGCGTGGGCTGGGATCCAGAAGGTGTTCGACCTGATCATCTCCGGGATCCTGACCGCCGCACACGGCGTGGAGGCCGGCTGGCACGCCATCAGCAGCGGCTTCTCGAAGGGCTACCACGCCGCGGTGGCGGTCGGTGCGTCGCTGCTCGGCTGGGTGAGGGCGCTCCCGGGCCGGATCATCAGCTACCTCGCCGGGCTGGGCGCCCGCCTGCTTTCACTTGGCTCCTCCGCCTGGTCCAGTTTCAAGTCGGCGGCAATCACTGGCGCCGCTGCGGTCCTCTCTTACGTGCGCGGCATCCCTGGCCGAGTGAAGAGCGCCATGGGGAATCTGGCCGGTCTGCTGCTCAGCGCGGGCAGGTCGCTGATCACGGGCTTCATTTCGGGCATCACGTCCAAGGCGGCGGATGCGTACAACGCGGTCAAGGGCGTCGTCTCGAAGGTCCGGAATCTGCTTCCTTTCTCTCCGGCGAAGGAAGGACCCTTCAGCGGGCGCGGGTGGACGCTGTACTCCGGTCACGCCCTGATGGAGGGCCTCGCGCAGGGCATCACGGCGGGCGCACCACGGGCGGTGTCCACCATGAAGGGTGCCGCGCAGGCGACTGCGGACGCGTTCTCGAACACGCTCGGCATCTCGAGCCCGTCGAAGGTGTTCCGCTCGTTGGGCATCTACGTCAACGAGGGCCTCATTGACGGCCTCACCGGCAGCACCGCGCGGGTGAAGGCGGCGACGCGCAGGATCGAGACGCTGCTGATCGAGACGTACAACAAGGTCTCTGACCTCAAGGGCCACAAGGGCGTCAGCAAAAAGTGGGTGGCCTCCCACGAGGCGACGATCCGGCATTTGGAGGCCTACGCGGCGAAGGAAGACCGGGTTCTTCGCGGGCTCGCGGCGAAGCGGGACAGCGTCGCTAAGCGGATCAAGGACGCACAGAAGGCCCTCGCCGCGGTCCAGAAGCAGTGGTCGGCCGAGGTCAAGTCCGTCGCCCAGGGCGTCATGCAGGGGGTCAGCGTCGTTACGCAGGCCCCGCAGGCGGGGTTCGCGCTGACTGCGCAAGACGTGGTCAACCACATGCGTGACCAGATGGACAAGGTCAACCAGTTCGCCGCCGAACTGCAGGCCGCACAGAAGAAGGGCCTCTCCTCGGACCTGGTCGCGCAGATCGCTGCCGCGGGAGTCGACCAGGGTGGCGAGACCGCTGCCGCGCTGGCCTCCGCATCGAAGGGCCAGATAGCCCAGATCAACTCCTTGCAGAAGGCGACACAGGGCGCGGCAAACGGTGTGGGCGCGGCCGTCGCCGACTCCATGTACGGGGCGGGGATCAAGTCCGCACAAGGCTTGGTCAAGGGCTTGCAGTCGCAGGAGAAGGCGATCGAGCGCCAGATGATGCGGATCGCCAAGTCCATGCAGAAGGCCATCAAACACGCCCTCGGGATCAAGAGCCCGAGCGCGGTGTTCGCAGAGATCGGCACGTGGATCCCGAAGGGGTTGGCCAAGGGAGTCGACGGGAGCGCCCACCACGCGACGGGCGCCGTGCATCGGCTCGCGACTTCGGTGGCCGGCGCGGGCTCGTTCGCCGGGTCGGGGCTGGCCCTGGCGGGCGGTGGCGGGGGCCCGGTGGTACACCAGCACGCCACGCTGAACATCACCGTCGAGGGCCACGTGCTGACGGAACGGAAGCTGCGGGACGTGATCGAGAAGCAGATGCTGCAGCTCGGCATGCGGAACCCGCAGACCTACGCCTCGTACAAGCGCTGAATCCCCCTGGTAGATAGCGAGGGCGCCACCGGGCGCCAGATTGGTGGTACCCGGTGGCGAAACTCGAATCCCTGATCGACGCGTTCACCGCTGCGACGGTGAACACCGCCGTGTGGGGCTCCGCCACGGTCGGCCAGTACACCCTCGACACGGTCAACGACCTGGTCACCCTCAACGTCGGCACCACAGCGGGGACCTACAACTCCTTCGGCACGGGCAACTTCTACGACGCCACCGGCTCCAGCCTGTACGCGCAGATCACTCTTGCGCCGAACGGCAACGGCGGCGTGCAGACGATCCTCAAGCTGGCCAAGGATCCGAACAACGCCGTCCAGTTCTCCGTGTCGTCGGGCGGCGCGTTCATCGCTCAGGTCGTGACAGCGGGCTCCTACGCAACGACGAACCTGCCGACATATGACCCGCACGCCCACCGCTGGTGGAGGTTCACCGAGGCGGCCGGAAGTTTCGCACTCGCCGTGTCGCCGGATGGACTGAACTGGACGACGCTCGCGACGCTCGCCTACACGTGGTCGGCGACCGCCGTGCAGGTGTACTTCCAGACGGGCGCGACGGACACGGAGCCGTCCGGCATGACGGCGGCAATCCAGCACGTCAACACACGCCTCGGGGGGGTCGCCAACCCGAACTGGCCGACGATCGAAGATGCGTGGGGCGCGTACTGGAACGCGAACGGAGGCGCCTTCCCCCTCGACCGCCTGACCGAGGTTACCGACCGGACCCGCGGCAATATGACCGTGTCCCGCGGCCGGCAGTACGAACTGGACCAGGTCCGCAGTGGCGAGGCTGGTCTGACGCTCGCCAACACGGACGCGGCCTTGGACCCGACGAACGCGAGCGGTCCGTTCGCTGGGCACATTGCCCCGTATCAGCCGTACCGTCGGCGCGCGCAGTGGCCGCCCACCCGCAATCTGTTGGACCAGGTGCAGGCCACGGGCGGCGACCTCGGCGGCGTCAGCCCGGGAACCATCCCGGGCGGCATCGCCGTGGGCTCCAACACCGACGGCTCCGGCGGCAGCATCGTCAGTTCCGCGACGGCCTGGCAGGGGGCGACGGTCTTCCAGTTCAGCGTGCCGAACGCGACCGCAGGATCGACGAAGATCACCTACACGCCTCGGTACAGCGCACTGCCCGGCCAGACGTACACGGTGCAACTCCGGGCGAGGAACGTCACCCCGGCGACGTCGCTGTCGGTTCGGGCGTTCGGGGCCTACTACACGGGCCTGTCCACGATCACGCAGACGAACGGTACGCCCGCGACACTGACGGGGTCCGCCACCGCCGCCTGGTCGACGTTCACGGTCACGTTCACCGTGCCTGCGGGCGCGGGCGGCCAATCGTGCGGGCTCGTGATGGACACGGCTGCGGCTGCGGCGACCTGCTCGATCCAGGTAGACGGCTGGCAGCTGGAGAAGGGAGCGACGGCCACGACGTGGGTGTGCCCTGGCGTCACTTCTCCTGTGTACGCCGGGTGGATGGAGCGGTGGTCGTCGCAATGGGACATGGGCGGCACCTACGGCACCGTGCAGTCGACCGCAGTGGACACGTTCAGCCTCCTCAGTCAGAAACAACTGTCGGACCCGCTGACCCAGGAGATCAACTCCAACTCGCCGCGGTTCGTATACAAGCTCGACGACCCGAGCGGATCGACGTCGGTAGCCGACTGGACAGGCAATAACCCGGCGGCACAGCTCGGCATCAGCAAGTACGGCGCGGGCAGCCTGACGTTCGGTAGCTCGATCACCTCCACCGACACGGGAGGCGCCTACACCGGTTCCACCGGTTCGGTTGCGACCATCAACAATGCCAACCCAGGAACGAATACCCTTAGCCCGGCAACGTTTATCAAACTGGGCTCAGCAGGCATCCTTGGCCCAGCCGCCCCCGCCTGGACCCGGATGCTTGCGTTTCGCTACACGGGGCCGAACCCTCCGGCGATCGGCGCCTACATGTGGTCCGCGATGGACAGCCAGCGGTCGAGCGGCTCGCCATCGGGGTCGCGCATCTTTCTCTACGTCGACTCGTCCGGCCATCTCGTGTTCGGACTTTCCGGTCCCAGCACGGGCGCCAGCTTCACACCCATGCCCGCCTCTACTAGCACCAACGTGTGCGATGGGGACTGGCACCTTGC